GACAACAACCCACGGCCACAGAAGGAGCGATTGTTAAAAAAGAATGGTGGAAAAAGTGGGAAAAAGAAAAAATACCACCAGTTAAATATATTATACAGAGTTATGATACGGCTTTTTCTAAAAAAGAATCTGCCGACTATAGTGCGATTACGACATGGGGTATTTTCAACCCAAACGAGGGAGAGGCCGACCATATAGTATTGATGGATGCTCGAAGGGGTCGATGGAACTTTCCAGAGTTAAAAGGTGTAGCGGGTGAGGAATATGAATATTGGGAACCGGATATGGTGATTGTGGAAGCAAAAGCGTCTGGTATGCCCCTTACAGATGAACTTCGTAGGGCAGGAGTTCCCGTTATGAACTATACACCGGCTAAAGGACGTGATAAAGTAACAAGAATGCACACAGTAGCACCTTTATTTGAAGCTGGTATGGTCTGGGCCCCAGAAAAGGGATTCGCAGATGAAGTTATAGAGGAATGCGCTGCCTTCCCGAATGGGGATTACGATGACTACGTTGACAGTATGACCATGGCTCTGATAAGATTCAGACAAGGTGGTTTTGTAACTTTGGAAGGCGAAGACGACCGAGATGAAGATTGGTATCCAAGAAAAAGGGAGTATTATTAATGTCACAAAAAGATAAAAACCGTGAAATGAATATGAAAAAAATGATAACTTATGAGGGTGCAATATCTGTTCCTTTTCAAAGAGCTTTTAAAACCTATCGTGATGCTGAAGAAAAAATAAAGAAAAAATATGAAGATAGAGGAGAAAGCGGTAAAGAACAGATGGAAAAAGAATTAGAAGTAATTGAAAAAGAAAAGAGAAAAGATTTCGCTTTAGAAAAAGAATATGGAAAAGATGCTTATAAATCAAAATCTTTTGGTGTTAGAAAATTTTCCGAAGGTGGCATGGTTTATGGAAAGAGTTTTAAAGGAATTTTCTAATGGTTAATATTGATTCCGGTTTTATGCAAGGAGGTCCCGATGAGGACTTACCAAGCGTAGATGTAGAAATACCTCAAGTTGAAAACTTTGAAGGTGGTGCAGAAGTTGTAGACGATGGACAAGGCGGCGCGATTATCCGTTCTCTTCTTGGTATGGAAGACTCCGTTGAGGTAGATACGGAAGAATATGATCATGATGCTAATCTTGCAGAAGTTTTAAGTGATTCGATTCTTGGAGAGATCTCTTCTGATTTACGAGGTAGATATGAAGAAGACCTAGAATCAAGTTCCGAGTGGCGAGAAGCTTATACCAAAGGGTTAGATTTACTAGGAATTAAGTATCAAGAACGCACAGAACCTTTTCAAGGAGCTTCTGGTGTAACACATCCTTTACTTTCTGAATCAGTAACGCAGTTTCAAGCACAAGCTTATAAAGAAATGTTACCATCTGGTGGACCAGTTCGCACTCATGTTCTTGGATCTGAAACTCCACAGAAACAAGAGCAATCTAATCGTGTAAAAGAGTTTATGAACTACCAAATTACGGAGGTTATGGAAGAATTTGACCCCGATACAGACCAAATGCTCTTTTATTTACCCTTATCTGGGTCTACTTTTAAGAAAGTTTACTTCGATACCACTAAAAATAGAGCTGTTTCCAAGTTTGTACCCTCTGAAGACCTTATTATTCCCTATTCAGCTACTGATTTGAACACTTCACCAAGAGTAACACACGTTTTACGCATGGATGAAAACGAAGTTCGTAAGATGCAAGTGGCTGGTATCTTCAAAGATGTTGATATTTCTGCTTATGATACCGAAGATAACACTGTTAAAGACAAAATTGATGAGATTGGTGGCATTAATAAGACAGAATCTGATGATGTTTACAATATTTTGGAGATTCACGCTGATTTGGACATCGAAGGCTTTGAGGATCTTGGTCAAGATGGTCAACCAACGGGTATAAAACTGCCTTATGTGATCACAATAGACAATGGTTCTGGTGAAATCCTCTCAATTACCAGAAATTATGACCAAAATGACCCGATGAAGCGTAAAAGACAGTATTTTGTTCACTATAAGTTCCTACCAGGGCTTGGATTTTATGGATTTGGTCTTATTCACATGATTGGTGGCTTGGGAAGAGCTGCTACAAGTATTTTAAGACAATTAATTGATGCAGGAACGCTTGCAAACCTACCATCTGGGTTCAAAGCAAGAGGAATTCGCATTAGAAACGATGATGAACCCCTTTCTCCCGGTGAATTTAGGGATATTGACGCTCCTGGTGGTAGTATTAGAGATTCTATCATTCCTTTACCTTTTAAGGAGCCTTCTGGAACATTAGCACAACTTTTAGGATCTTTAATTGATGGTGGTCGAAGATTTGTTTCGATAGCTGATCAACAAGTAAGCAATATGAGTCAAGATATGCCAGTTGGTACGACAGTGGCATTATTGGAACGTGGCATGAAAGTTATGTCAGCGATCCACAAAAGACTACACTATGCTCAAAAAACAGAATTTAGGTTACTCGCAAGGATATTCTCTGAAAATCTCCCTCCAGTGTATCCTTATGAGGTCTTCGGTGCGCCTGCTGAAGTAAAAGCACAGGATTTTGATGGTAGAGTCGATATTTTGCCTGTTTCCGACCCTAACATCTTCTCCATGGCACAGAGAGTTACGTTAGCACAAACGCAACTTCAACTTGCACAATCCAATCCTCAGTTGCACAACTTACAAATGGCGTATCGAAGAATGTATCAAGCTCTTGAGGTTCAGAACATAGAAGAGATACTCCCACCACCTCCACAACCTCAACCTATGGATCCTAGTGCAGAAAATGCGGTTATATTGAAGAATCAACCTGTACAAGTCTTTCCAGAACAAGATCATGATGCTCACATGATTGTTCATTTGGCGTTGGCAAAGTCCATGTTGGTTCAAACATCACCACAAGCACTTAGTATTTTTTATTCACATTTATTAGAACACGTATCACTGAAAGCTAGAAACATAGCACAAATGGAAATGCAAGAAATGCAGATGCAAGCGCAACAAGCACAAATGTTAGCTCAATCTGGAGCTATGGATCCTATGATGGCGCAAGCACAGATACAACAAGCACAAATGATGTCACCTCAACAAATGGAAGCTAGGGTGGCGCAAATCGAGGCACAGTTAGTACAAGAGCTAATGGCTAACCTCGCACCTCCTCCTAGTCAACAGCAAGATCCTCTTGTTGAAATTAGAAAGCAAGAGCTTCAAATTAAAGCTGCTGAAGCAGAGAGAAGAGCTATGAACGATCAAGAGAGACTTGATCTTGATCGAACAAGAATGCAACAGCAAGCCATGACGGATGCTGCAAGAATTGAACTTCAGGAAGAAATTGCTGAAGACAGGGCAGATGTGAACAGAGAAAGAATTGACGTTCAACGTCAGGCCATGCAACAACGTGGTTAATCCACGCTTTAATTAACAATTTAAACTTTTTGGTATTCCCATGGTGCTTGGAGATATTGTAACTGGTATTCAACTTGTCAAACAGAGTGTGGCATTCATTAAAGATAATATAGCCACTGCTAAAGATATTTCTGATATTGCTCAACAAATAGATGATTTGTTTGAAGGTAAGAACCAGTTAGATAAAAAAAGAAGCAAAAAAGATGGAATGTCTATTGCAGAACAATTTGGCGTTAAGAATGTAGCTAATGAGATTATTGATGCTAAACTAGCTGCTGAAGAGATGTATAATATATCTGTTTTGGTAGATCAGCGTTTTGGTCATGGTACTTGGCAAACAATTATTACAGAAAGAGCAAAACGAATAGAAGCTGCTAAAGCTGCAGAAAAAGAAAGAATAAAAGTTAAAAAACAACAACAAGAAGAGTTTATGGAATTAGCTGCTATGTTTTTTATTGGTTTAATAGTAGTGGGTTCCGCTTTTGGTGCTGCATATGTGCTATGGACATATCTTTAATGAACCCTAGACACGGCATAGTAAAATTAGCTATACTAATAGGAATTATTCTTTTAGCGTGGGTAGAAACGTTTTTTATAGAACCAGGATGGAATTTTCATAAATGACACAAAAGAAGTTACAAAAAGGTAGTGCGTGGGAGTACGTAGATATAGACAACGATGGTGAAATCACAGATGGTGAGATAGCCATGGCTCAAAAAATGGAAGAGTTAGAGCATCGTAGAGAGATTCATGAGAATTTAGATAAGATGCAAGATCAACAAAGGTACATGGCGTGGGTTGCTATGGGTTCGATGGTTATATTTGTTGGAATTTTGATGACACCTTTTATTGAAACAGATAGAATTAATATGTTCAGTGGATTTTTAAATACTTTTTTTGTTTCACAAGCAGCCGTTGTCTCTGTATTTATGGGAGCTACTGCTTACAGTAAAAGAAATAATGATGTTTCTGTTCAAGCAAAGGGAGATCGATAATTATGCCACACTATACTAAAAAACTTAAAAAAGTAATTGGTGGTTTAAAGAAAGCGTCCAAGACACACGCAAGACAAGCAAGAACCTTATCTAAAATAGAAAAAGATCAAAGAACTAGATATAAAAAGCCGCATTCAAAAACTAGGAGAAAAAGATGATAAAACCAAAAATTATTAGAGTTAATCCTATTGCAAAAGCAATGCTTCAAAATAGAAAACCACCACAAGTGGTTGAGTCTAAAAAAATATATGATAGAAATAAAAAAATACATAAACTAGATAGTGCGAGTAAAATTAGGGCGATGTTTGAATGAGTTTATTTTTTATCAACTAACAAAATGAGGAGAATAAAATGAGTGTGGCTAAAGATATGTTGTTTGAAGAAATGGAGCGTATTGAACGGGAAGAGTATGATGAAGATGGCAATGCTAAAGAAGGTGCGGAAAGCATTGACACAAAAATACAGGAGCTATTTAGGGAAATATCTGAATAATGGGGCTATTAGATAATCTTATACAACCAGTATCTAAAATACTAGACAAAGCGATACCTGACCAAGATCTAAAGAGAAAACTTTCTCATGAGATTGCAACCATGTCAGAAAAACACGCTCAAGACCTGGCCCTCGCTCAAATTAAAGTTAATGCAGCAGAGGCTGCGAGCGGAAGTTTGTTTAAAGGTGGCTGGCGTCCTTTCGTTGGTTGGGTCTGTGGGGTTGCTTTTTGCTATCATTTTATTCTTCAGCCAGTTATTATTTTTATAGTGGCTTTGATTGGTATGGACATACCCGATTTGCCTAGTTTTGAGATGGGTACACTTCTTACTGTCCTCGGTGGTATGCTCGGAATCGGTTCATTAAGAACCTATGAAAAACAAAAAGGATTAACTAAGTAAATTTTAGAAAGTGAGTGAACGATATGCCAAAAGACGCTTGTTATCATAAAGTAAAAGCCAGATATAAAGTTTTTCCTAGTGCTTATGCTAGTGGAGCTATAGCTAAGTGTCGAAAAGTAGGCGCAGCAAATTATGGTACTGGTGGTAAAAAGAAAAAGAAAAAGAAGAAAGTTGTTAAAAAAGCAGAGGGTGGTATAATAGCTGCAATTGATAATCCAAAAAGATTACCACCTAAAGGTTTTAAACCGGGTGGTATAGTAGCCGCAGGTTGTGGCGTTGTGGACAGTGCTAAACGTAAGAGAACGAGAACTTTTTAATGGCTGTACGAAAAACAAAAGAAGGGTTAGCTTTAAAACGTTGGTTTAAGGAAGATTGGAAAGATGTCAAAACGGGGAAGGCGTGTGGCCGTGGCAAGGGTGAAAAACGGGGTACTCCATATTGTCGCCCCTCTAAGAGAATCAGTTCTAAAACTCCCAAAACAGCATCAGAACTTACAGCAAGTGAGAAAAGATCCAGAATCCGACAAAAAAATAAGCTCGGACAACCTGCAGGAAAACCCAGAAGAGTCAAACCAGTTAGAAGGAGAAAAAAATCATGATGGGAAAAATGAAAACTAAAGGTATGCGTAATGGCGGTAAGGTCATGACTAAAGGTTATCGTGGTGGCGGTAAAGTTATGTCTAAAGGCTTTCGCAATGGTGGTAGAGTCAAAACCAAAGGTGGTAGCATGGGTGGAGCCAAAAAAATGACAGTGGCACAACTCAGAGCTATGGCTAATAAAATGGGATATACAATTAAGAAATCTTAATGTCTTATTTAATTAGTAACATCCCTCATTTTAAATGTTGGGTAAGAAAGGAATTTACTTGTAATCATCAGAGATACCATGGGGAGTTTCTCCATG